TAAGTTGCTTTTAGTTAAAATGTGGTTAAATAACCAATCTCTTTCTTCTTTGTCGTTTTGGTTTATAAAGTTATCCCCCAAGTCTATTTCTAATTCTATTTTAATTTTCATATAATTAAGTTTATCGTTTAATTTTCGTAGGCTTACTACCCACAACAAAGGCTATAAAACATTAAAACGATTTCATAGCCAAACCGTTAGTAGCTATCATCTGGTTCGGGTATTCTAAATAATAATGATTCTTCGTACATTCTTTTGCGTTCGTCTTTTACCTTTTCGTTCCCTGCCTTATTTATGCACATAAATACCACTAAAAGAAGCCCAAGAACCAGACACCCGATAAGCGTCCAGTCCTTTAAGCTATTGTGGTTAGGGTAATTCATTTTAGAATGGTAAATCATCTTCTTCGTTCGTTTGGGTTGGTTGTGGTTGGTCTTTTCGTTCGGCTAGTTTTACGTTTCCATCCGTCCAGATTACTTTACCGTTACCAATGTATTTACGTGGGTCTTTTCGTTCGCGTTCTTCTTTGGTTTGTTCTATCCACATTGCTACGTTTTGCCCCCATTCGTTCGTTTCGTCTTGTACGCTAATTGTATAGTTCTTATACTCTCCGTCTTTGCCTTTAATTGATAGGCTGATTAAACTGCTCATATTTATTTGTTTTTAAGTTCGTTTACAAATTTCTTAAATTGTTCGTTGCATAGTGCGTAACGCTCTAATATTTCAACTTCTTTTTCTTCTTCTCGGTTAATTCGTACCGTTGTTACTCGTTTGGTTACTGGTAAATGGTCTACAATGTGTAAATCTTCGAGTTCGTACCCTATTAAATCTTCTGGGGTGTTTACTAAACAATAATCTATGTACGCAACATCTACACCATAAAGTAACATATACATTCTTACTTGCCAATCGTAACCGCTTTTTTTAACTGCCTTTACTGCATCTTCTAAGAAGAAAGGGAATGTAGATACACTCCAACTGCTTTTAATATCTCTTACATGGTCTTTGGTTAGTATGTCGCATTCACCTGTAAAAGTATCTGTATTAATTCGCCCTTCGTGTTTCGTGTAGTTTGTAAATAGCACTTGGTTTAATAACTCGATAGATTGTTCCTCTACTTGCGTTCCTTTCTCCATGTACTTATTACTAATTACCTTTCGATGACCTAAAACGGCTTCTATTGCTTTCTCTTTAAGCCAAGTTAGGGTTGTTTCCCCTAACGGTTGGCTTTTAGTTCTGCTTTTAGTCATCATCTTTGCGCACTCGCTCGCTCTAACTATTAGTTCCATTTGCTTCGTTTAATCGTTTTGTTTGTTCAGGTGTTAACTTGAAGTTTCTTGATACAGTTTCAATCGTCGTGTTACCTTGTTGAACAGCTTCTAAAGCATTTTTAAACCGTTCTTCGTTTAATGTTGGTAACTGTTTCTTAACTGGAACTGATGCGTCTTGGTCTAAGTCTTCACCAGTAGGTAACTTGTAAGCGTTCAACAATGCGTATTTACGTGCGTACGTAGATGCTTTACCAAAGCCTTTATCTCCAGTATCTAAACCACGACCATAAGAAACAACTTCTATTTTTTCATCAATCTTATCTAGGTTTACTATTACCAAAGTTAACTTTATAATTTCGACGTAATACATAACCTCCTTACCTGAATTATTAACCGTTGATATTTCTTTGTTTTCAACTAATTCAATCTGTTTAGCGTATGAATGCAAGCCATACTTTTGCTCGGCTGCGTTTATTTTTTGGGTTACGTTGTTATCTGAAACCGCTTTATAAGCAAAGTTACCTTTACCAACGGTCATATCTTTTGATATATTTTTAACCTCGCTTGTTACTAATGACATTCTTTGAAAAATGTTCATTTTAGAAATGCGCTCCATTTCTTCTTTTGTTAGTTCTTTCATTTTGTTTTGTTTATTAGATTAAATTTATGATTCCAGCTTCTACATAGTCAATCTTTACTACTTCGATTGTTCCTGTACCTTTGCATTGTTGACATTCTACATCTACAAAGCAACCTCCGCAGCATTCGTTTGACCAGTTTCTGCAATCTCTTACTTCTTGTGTGCCGTCACCGTGGCACTCGTCGCATTCAATAGTAATTGAGTAATCTTCTAATTCGTACATAATTAATTCGTTTATACAAATATAATAAAAATAAATAGTTTAAACCAAATTAACGCCAATTAAATTTTATGTCGTCGTTATCGTCTAGGTCTAAATCGTATCTATTCAATGCGAAGTACTTTACATTTTCCTTTAGATTCTGCATATCTTCGTGAGATATGTCTTTTATACTTATATGTTCGTCACCAAACAACAAGAACTTTAAATATGCGTCTAAGGTTTTAACGTCTGTTTGGTTGTCTTCGTAGCGTTCATTGTGTGCTTCTACTATCCTTTCTAGAAAAACACCTTTATAGAGTTTTATATCTCCTTTACTTGCTTTCGCCATACTTGTTTATTAAGTCGTGCTTTTCGTCCAGCTTGATTAGTTCGGCAATGTATGTACTAAATCCGCGATTCTTTCCGTAAATCTCTAAACATCTACCCTTCCCAAATTTAATCGTTGGCTCTGGTAGTGTTATCGTTACTGTTTTGTTTTTGTCGTCTTTCTTTGGTCTTCCCATTATTCTATCTTTTTAGTTTTTTGGCATTTCTATTTCGTCAACTCTTACCCAGTGTGTAGCATAAGTTGATAAATCTGGGTCTTCTTCTGAATAATATTCATGCCATACGCTTTCTCCATCTGTTAAAAGTAATTCAATACTACATTCCATAACGTATCTATCTAGTACTTTCTTAATTTCAAACTTTGGTTCTTCATCTGTTAATTTCTTCCAGTTCATAATTTAATTTTTATTTTTTCGTCAATTACTAACTTTATACAAAATCCATTTAAACGGCTTTTGTTTGGTGGTTGTACACAATTAAAGTCTATTATGTATTCTATGCATACTTACCGCCTCATCTCCATGTCCTGCAATAGCTAACTTATTAGCCATATCAAAGACCATAGACTTAAACTGTTCCCGTTGGTGTACAACATCAGGTATAGATAATTTTTTAACTGCCGTTTGCATTAACTCAACAACCTCGGCACAATTATAATCTAGTTCGTATATCTGCTCATCTGTTGTACTTGCCGTGTAATCTTTTACTATTTCCTCTTCTTGTTTATAATCTTTCATTTTAGTGCTTTTAAACCGTTAAAAATCTATCGATACCCATAGCGTTAGTAATCAACTGTTAGTTAATCTTTGCTTTATTCTTTCTCTAACTATGTCGTTTTCTTGTTCGCTAAACTCGTAATCGTTCCAAAGGTCAGAGGGTATGCCGTCCCATGCGTTTGCGTAATTAGTCACTTTAAAACCTCGATAAATACATTCGTTGTATAATTCCAAGTAACGACGAAACAGAAACTTTTGCTTATCGTAAAAGAACTTTACGTGTCCTGTTCCTAACTTAAATACTTTCGGAATACCTTCTAACTTTGCTTTACCGCTTGTAATTGTGTTAGGTATTCGTTTAATCTCTCGGTGTTCTGCTAATAAGTGCTTACCTGTTAATTCTTTTACTGGAATGTTTGCGTTTATTCGTGTCATAATGTTTCGTTTTCTGTAAAAGTAAATATTTTAATTAAATTAAAAAAGTAATTATTAATATTTTATTGTTCCCAAATGGGGAACTTGTCTATTCCAGTTGTTAGGGTTTTGTAATTCTTCGTAAACTATCGCGAGTTTGTTCTTTGCGTTTAGTGCTAACTCAGACTTTTTAGGGTTCTTTTTTTCGTCGATTAACGTCTGTATTGTATCTAACCACATTAAACACGTTTCTTTTAGATTGTACTGTACTATCCTATCTCCGTTTATCATTTCGGGTAGTTCGTCGAGGTTAGACGTAAACCACTCTTTTAAGTCTTTGTACAAATATCCTGCTTCGGGGTGTTTGGTTAGGTTAAATTCCATATTTACGCTTTTGTATCAAAGTACCTCGCATTAAAAAGTACTTCTTCTGTTATTATCAAAGGAATGTAATTTACAACATCATCGCCCAATTTTAACTTATCGTTGTTCTGTTCCTGCTTTTTCCAATAGTCTTTATTTTCATCGAATAAGTTTCTAAAGTCGTTTATTTCGTTCGTCGGTACGTTCTTTAATAGTTCCTTTCCTAATACGCTACGTTCGTAAATAGTCAATTCCTGACCATCATTGTATTTATGCTTTGCTTCGCTTAAAAAAGATTGTATCTTTCCTGCTGCTTCGTATCGCTCTGCTTCTTCTCGTTGCATCGCATAATGCTCTGTTTTTATACGTTGCTTTTTACCTGCATAACGCTTTAAAACTGTTAAAATACTATTCGCGTTTAAGTTCCATTCCTGTTTTATTTCTTCGTCGCCATTCGTTACACGGTCTAAGCAATAATGTATCTCACTTATTGATAGATTACCGTATTCCTTTTTAATCTTATTGGCTATCGTTGTAGTTATGTTCTTGTCGGGTTCTTTTCCGTGATACTGATTCGACCAAGTACGCAAAGTGTTAACCAAGTGAGGAAACCACATACTACGTTCTTCTTGGTTCATTGGCTTTGGATTCGTATAGAAGAAGTCAACCGCTACACTTGTAACGGTTATACCCTTTCTTCTTAATCGTTCTATTAATTCGCTGTTGTTGTGCATTGTAATTCGTTTAATGGTGTTCGTAAACTTTCGACCAAGTTATTAAATTGGTTGCCCTCATTCAAATTAAAATAACTTCCTGTAGCGTCTAACTTTCTATCTATTTCCTTTTGCAAGTTGTTTGTTAACTGTTTAACCTTTTGAAAATAAATAGGGTTTCCTTGTAGTTCGTCTAACTGCTCATTCAACAACTGCATCGCTGCTAGTATCTTTACTATTTCGTTCATATCAATCTATTATTTGTGCGTAAACACCGTAAAACATTCTAACTTTATCTACTGCTTCTTTTCTGGTTTGAGCGTACTGTAAATAAGTACGCCCAACCATATCAATTAATTTAAACCTTTTCATTAACTTATAATTTAGTTTCTATATTAATGTTGTTTAATTGCATATCAATAAATTCTACAACTTGCGTAAAATAATCCATTTCCCTTACATCCATATTTCCACATATATTAGTAAGAATGCTTTCACTTATTTTTTTATAATCGTTGCTATGCTTTTTTAAATCTTTAAATTCTTTGATATTAATTTCATTAATTTCATCTATTTTATTACATAGTAAAAAATTTAAAATTGTTATCGTTATTAATTTTTGCTTATTTATATTTTCCATTTTAATTTTAATTATAGATTAATACCACACATTTCTAGACAGTTTTTGCACTTACCAAAATATGTTTTTTTATTGTATTTGCTTACATAACATTTCTTACCTAAGAACTTAGTTTTATGTATGTTAATTATACCTTTCTTTACAAATTGACTGTTTTTATAAACCCTAAAGACAGTATCTATTACGTTTTCATTTTCTAGTAGTTTTTTTTGAATTTTCAACCTTTCTAACCCTTCGTCATTTTTCAAATTAAAGTCAGCTGTAATTACTCTTAAAACACTTTTACAATAAGGTTTTAATCTTAAATACTGTTCATAGCAATGGTTAATTAATTTAATATCGTCTAGAGCTGAAATTGATGTATTAATACAAATATTGTATTTTTTTATTATAGCAAGTTGTTCATCAGTTAACTTATTCCAATGCCTAGTTATTATTACAATTTGTCTATCTTGATAATCAAATAGTTTTAATTGTCTATCTGAACATATTTTTTGTATTATTTTTATTGTATGTTCCCAATTATCACTAGGGTCACCATTAGTACCTATTCTAATAAATTTTAAATCTACTTTTTTTATTTTATTTTTTATTTCTTTTAGATGTTTTTCATTATCAAAATCTCTCAATACTAATTTACTAAAATCGTAACCGTATTTTTTTGCTGTACGGGCTGCATAGCAATCACTATAACAACCCTTTTTATCTTTTTTAGTGCCACCAACACACCCTAGGGTAGTGTCTAATGACCATATTCCCCTAGAGTTCTGTGTAAGTGTAATTGATTTTTTATACTCCCTCATATTATAATCTTCCAATATTTGGGTATAATTCTTTTATTTTACTCATATCACCTTTGTAAAACATAAAGATTTTTTGGTCAGCCTTTGGATATTTTCTGTTGTGCAGAGTCTTTTTTGCTTGTGAAAATCTTGTAAACTCACTTTCAAGGAAAATAATTTTATTGTAAATATGAAGCCCTTGATTTTTAAAAAATAGTTCGTGTTCAGCTTCTACACCATAGTAAGCACCTTTTTTATCTCTGCTATCACCTGTCATGACAACAAAAAAAGTATTATCCTTCATTTTGCTTATAGCGTTTTTGTAACCCTCAAATAAAGTATCTCTAAACTCTTCATATGTACCTAGATGGTTTATTTCTCCCTCTGGTGGTAACCCATCATAATCAACATATTTTTCTACTCTGTAATAAGGTGGACAGCTAAAAACTAAATCACTTTCTCTTTCTGGAATATATTTTGACGTGTCGGATTTAGTCCACTTTACATCTTCAAAATCACTGCAAATAGCATTATTTGTATCACATTGGTTTTGTCTTATTTCTGATGACTCGTAAGAAAATCCACATCCACCAGCAACAAAACCCATTTGAACACCTCCACCAAAAGGATTATAAATATGACTGCCCCCTTTTGGCATACAAAAACGAGCTATAATTTCACATGCTGTAGGGTCTAATACAGATGCGTTACCATTCAAAGACTTTTTATTATTGTGTACTACTTTACCATCTTTAATTTCATTCTTTGACAAAACAACATTAGAAAACCCTTTTGAACCTTGCCAACATCCTTCACGACTTGCAAATTTAGGGTTTGGTACATTATGCTTTAAACCAGCATTTTCTATTTGTTCATTCCATTTTCTTTTGTTGGCTAACCATAGTCCAGATGTAGACTTCCATAGATTAGTCATTGCTGTATGTGCTAACAGCTTCATTCTTACTTGCTCTGGCTCTCCATAGTACATGTATTTGAAGTCGTTTTTATCTATATTTACTTTAAAACCTATTTCCTCAAATACTGAAGGTTTTTCTAATTTATGCTTTTTTGATACTGTCATAATCATTGGGTACCCATAAACATTACCCTCAATTATTTTATTGACCATCTGTTGGTATATATCAACATCTACAAACCTTGGATACATTGCTGATTGCAATAAACAGTATTCTTTAGCTTCATGATTTATTTCGTAAGTAAAAAAACCTGCAAACTCATCATTTATTTTTAATATAATTGCGCTGTGAATTTGCATATTTTTACGTGCTGCCCTGTATGCTATTTTATCCTCTATTGCAAGTTTTGCCACCTCTTCTTCGTAGCCAGAACCTATGACAGATTCTACATTAAACATTTCTACTTTATCAGTAAAAAGTTTTGCCTGTTTTGTTTGTTTTGTTTTCATAATTTATTTGTTTAATCGTCCCAACCTGCTCTTTGTCCTGCGGTTAGTCCTTGTTTGTTACTTAATTTGTTTCGTTTCGTCCATGTTACCAATCTACGTGAAATATTGAAAGGTTGGTTTTTAGCCATTTCAAACCTCATCTTACGTCCTTTCTCGTTGTGTTCCGTCCAGTAGTAAAAGAACTCGTTTAAAATATCTCTACCATACTTTTCTAAAAAAGGTTGTAAGGAATTTCTAAATTCCGCCTTTCTAGTATTAATGTCTTTTACTTTTACTTGTTCTTTCTCTTGTTCTTCTTCTTTCTCTTTCTCTTTCTCTTGTTCCGAAGGGTCTAGCGAAGCCCCTACCGAAGCCCCTTGCGAAGGGTTTACCGAAGGTGTTACTATTTTCTTACGTTTCTGCACGTCTAAAAAGCCTTTCAAACTCTTTTCTATACTGTGTTTCTGTGATACGTAAGCAAGTTTGGCTATACCTTTTAATTCGGTTTCTTTTCCTTCGAATTGCATATTACAAATAGCTTCGTGAAACGCTACTTTATCAGCATCACTTTCCAACTCTTGCCAAACTTCCCAGTAAGAACGAAGATAACTATACCCTTTACGTTCCATAAATTAAATTATTAGTTATAAAAAAACCCCGACAAATCCAGTGCGCTTCACTTCACTTTCATTATCGAGGTTAATAACTTCTTTTGTTCCTATAATGTGAAGCGGGAACTACTACAAAGATAGTATTATTTTACATATCTGCAATTTAACTATTGTAATCTTCTGTTTCTAATTTTTCGTTAATTTATCAAATGCTGCTTTCGTCGATTCCGAAGGGAACACAAACTCTTTAATATCTTCTTTTGTTAAAGGTATGCTTTCGACGTTACCCACTTGTATTAGTTCTATTGCGTTTTCTAAGTCTGTTAAACGTTGGTCGCTCCAAAATTTTTTTTCGTCTAATATTTTTTCTTTTAAATACTCGTTAAGTATCTTTTCCCTTTCTTCTAGTAGTGTATTTAGTGCGTAATTCATAATTGATTCATTTTACATTTATAAATATCTCTTTTGAAGTCGGTACGGTTTGCAATACCTCTATTACTTCGTGCGCTTTGTTTTAAGCGGTTCTTTTGTATTTCTGCTTGTATTGTGTTTAGTGCGTTATTTAAAGTCGCTTGAAACGCTTTATTTGAGTTCGTCGAAACTTCCAAAGCCACCTTGTTAACATCTGCTGGATTCATACGAACATACCTAGCTACTTCTTTAGGTAGTAAATTCGACATAAAACGATAGCAAAATATTCGTACTTTCATAGCTTCCGAACGATTAGTAAAATAGCTGTCTACTACTGTATTTATTTCGTGAATTGTCATGGTTGTTATTTTAATGGTTCTACTTTTATTTGTCCGTTGTTTATTAAGTGTAATATTCCTTTTTCGTCACCCTCTAAACTTTCAACCGTGTATTCAACCTCTTTTATAGTTTCTTCGTCTTGGTAAGGCTCTAATTTATTGCCTAGTGTTTGAGATAAAAACGAAATTCTTCCCGTGCTTTCCTGCTTTATTTCGTCGATTAGGTGACTAAGTACATAACTTACAGTTCCTTCGTTTAGGTCTAGCAACTTACAAATCTCGCCAAGCTCTACCCTACCGTTTAAGTATAACAGTTTGAGCATATTCTTACATACCTCGCTTTGATACGGTGTAATCTTTTTACGGTTACTTGGTTTCATCCTCTAAGTTTGTAATACCGTTATTGTGTAACCATGCTTTTGCTTTGTTCTTTGCTTTTACTGGGTCGTCGTCTTTGAACGTTTCCAATATAGTCATAGTATAATTTGGTGTACCTTCTAATACATGGTTGTAAATAATGCATTCCCAAAACTGACCGCGTGGCATTACTTCTAATTCAATTCGTGTTTTAATGTAAATGTTCATAATTGTTCGTTTTTGTGTTTCGTTTGAACAAATATAACTATTTACTTTTATTACTTCCAAACTTTATTGAACTTTTTTTTATAAATATTTTTATTAGACACAAAAAACCCCCGAATTAACGAGGGTAATTAAACGAATCAAATTATGAACATCCCAGAATTGGGATTTATTGATACTCAAATATAATTATAATAATGGGAATTTACGAGAATCAATAGATTTAATAACTCTATATGTTCCATCTTTTAACTTCTTACGTTTAAACTCTAAGGTAAATAGACGACCTCCTAACGGTTTTGGCGGTGCGTTTCGTTCAACGTGCCATCCCTTTGCACCTGTTCCAAACTCCTCTTTATAAGTACCGCATACCGCTAAATGAATGTCTTTATGTGTGTGGTATGTTTTCTTATTTGTCGTTACTAACGTTTCTCTTACGTCGTTGCGTGCTGAGTTTTCGTGAATATGGTTTAAAGTATATAAATCCATTCCCTCTATCATTTCGAGCGACCTAGTGAGATTAATTGCACCCTTTGTAACTATTCCACCACCGCCAGAGCCGTGGAAAAACTTGTGATGAAAAGTACATTTTGCGCTGTTGTAATCTAATGCCCATACTATCCAGCCACCGTAACCGCTTATTTGTATATCTGTATTATTTACAAAGTTCATTTTTTCGACAAACCTCTTTAATACGTCTGTTTCTTGGTATTTAATTATTGTAGTTTCGTGGTTTCCATATCCCACCACTTTAATAAGGTGTGCGTATGGACTGAAATACTTTACCGCTGTATCAACGATAGAATCTAAATAGTGTGAATTGTTGTGTTCTGGTCGAATGTCGCTTTTGTTTGAGCGTCTATCTCCCCTGCCTTGCATTAAGCAGAACAAATCCCCATTGAATATAATAGGGATTGAATTTTCTAAACAGTATTTTAAATGCTTGTCTAATAATTTACGGTCGCATTTTGGATTATCCCAATGCACGCAACCAAGTACAGCCATTTCAAGTCTATTACCTTTTGCAGTAATATGGTGTACGTTTTCGTTTAACCTTTTGATTTTCATATTATTTAATAATGGTTATACCATAATAATACTAATTTTTTCTTTTGTTATGTAAATAAACGATGTACAATAATGCTGCGAGTACTGGAAGCCAAACGTACCAATAAGATTTTTTAGCCTTTTTCTTTTCGATTTTATAATCTCGTTTAGCTTTCTTTTTTGCTTCCTTACGTTCGTGCTTTGCTTCCTTCTTTTCTTCTTTACGTTCCTTTCGCTTGTCCTTCTTGGTAATGTATCTTATTTCGCCTTCAGTAGTGATGTATTCGGTTAACGTTACAACCTTTTCAATAAACACCGTGTCGTTGCGTGTAAACGTCTTAACTTCTGTTATGGTGTCATGTATTACCGTTGTATCGTTCGTGAACGTAGCACCCTTATTTATGGCTTTCTGTTGATGTTTTGCCATTCGTTCTATGTGGTATTGCGCTTTGCACGAAGCAAGGCAACCAACCAAACCAGCCAAAAGGATAATTAATATGTTTCTGTGTAATCTATTCATATACTAAACTCTTTTAAAATTATAACCGATACCGATTTTTGTTTCCTTGTTAGTTCAATTATTCCGTTGTAATCAGGTCGATAATTTAAAACAATACAACCATACGACCAATTGCCTATCCATTTACGCAATAGTTTGTCGTGCTTGTTATAAGTAGCCGCGTGAATGTTAGTGTACCACATACCTTTATAACGTTCTCCGTACTCCTCCGCTATGCTGTTACCGTTACCATCACGAGTTGTATAGATTTCTTTTACTTGTCGTAGTGCTGGCATCTTACCTGCGTGCAAACCGTATGAAAAGCAGTCGTTCATCCAAATATTACTACAAACAACCGCAGCACCTTTTGAATTGTACTTTTTAAATCCACCTTGAAGGGCTGGCAGTCCTGCCGTTGTGGTGCAAGTTGTTTCTTTTACAATGTTATTACCTTTCATTAAGTAAAATACATCGTTAAATTCGTTCGGCTTTTGGTCGTCTTGATTTCGACGAACGCACGCTATCCAATAGTCAGAAGGAATTTTTACGAACCCTTCACATTGTCGCGCTCTTGTTATTAGTTCTTCTGCTGTGTAATACATAATTCTTTCAATTTAATTAATATGTAATATTGTACACTAAAGGTGTACATATTTGCTAGTTGTACTTCATTAAAACGCCACTTCGTTAAGCACAACAATAAATAAACGCAATAAAAATTACTACGTTAGGTCATATATAGTATCTGCATACCCTCTAAACCAATTTCGGTCTTGTTTCCAGGCAAAATAATATTCTTTGTCAGTTGCTTTTTCATCTAATTGCTTAACATTTTGGCAAGTCATTCCAGTTAGTGCTTCAAGTTTTTGCACAAGAACCAAAACCTCTTTTTTACTTAATAAAGTATTTTCCATAATTCCGTAATTTTTAAAGTCGTTTATTCTAATCCGTTAGAGTGCATTAAAACGCACAATAACATTGTATAACACAAATACACTCACTAACAACCTATGCACTTTTCACCTATAGCTATTGCAATCCATAATCTTAGGCAAATAAAAATAAGTATTGCTATTAATATTTTGTAAAAATATTTTTTCATATCCGTTCGTTTTACTTGTGTTATACTCATCCGTTATAAATCAATACCTAAATTAAACAATAAAGCATCCATTTTGGTTTTAAGGTTGTCAATTGACATTTTAGAGTATGACACGTAACCAGCGTAAATACCTCTAGTAGTGTTATCTTTTGCGTTATCCATTTCATCTTGCTGAAACTTCAAATGCTTGTTTAACGTGTCTAATTGCTCGGACAAATCTAATAATACTCTTAATGTTTCTGTTCTATTTGAATCGTTCATATCGTTTAATTTTAAACAAATATAAAACTATTTATTAAAACAACAAAAGGAACTGTAAAGAATTAATCTTCTAAGTACTTATCTTTTAATTTATGTAGAATGTATTTAACAGATTCTAGACCGAAATAACCTAAGATAAAAGCTACTCCAAATTGTATGTCTTGCGGTAGGTTTACCAAGTCAAATACTAAAGGGGTAATGTAGTTCGCGACTCCACCACCAGAAAGGACACTAACCAACTTTTGCCAAAAGTTTAATTCTTCTTTTTTACCCATCATTACGAATGCTCCAAACATTCCAGCCACCACTAAAGCCAAATGAATACCAAAATCATCAAGGTACTTAAAAGCGTCTGTTATCGACTCCATTTGTTTTTAAATTTAATTGTTAGTAGTATGGTTAGGAAAAACCCTATATATTCGTTTAAATCAACTTCGTTAGGGTTAAAAAATAGTTCGTCAAGTAAGGCATTGAATGACGAAAGAAACACGACAAAGGCTACAAGTGACCATTTACCACGGCTCATAAGATAAATTGTTAATGTAAATAGGCAAAAAGATACGGAAGTTAAAACAAAATACACCGATGATGGCACATAAATTAAGAGGGTGCAAGCCAATATTTGACTTACAAACCCTCCTAATAATGTTATTTTTGCCCAATTATTCACTATCTACGGCTAGATTTTGGTCTACCACCGATAAAGTCGTACGTATAAGCTTCTAAATTATCTTGTATTAGTGTGCTTTTCCATTCTTCATTTATTGGAATTTCACTAATAGTAATATCCTCTGCGATATCTACATCTGTAATCGTCTGCTCTACCCCGTTACCATCTGTGTAAATTAATTTTGCCATTTGTTGTGTATTTAGTTTAGTAAATGTACTAATTTTTTTTATTGTCTTGGATATTTTTCTAAATACTCATCTAAAATAGCTAAGTATTTGTCTTTTAACGCTTGAGGAAATAATGCCGTGGGTGTCACACCGTTTAACTTTGTTCGTGCGTGGTGAGGGCTGTTAATCTCTAACTTTACAAAAGTAGAATCGAGCAAGCCAGTACCATCTATAAACTCAGAAATTAAACTCTCCGTGTCTGCCATGTTTAATGCACCCGCATCAGATTGAAACTCCAAAATTATTTCAGAACAAAATATTTCGTCATATCTTTTATAAGCCCTAATGTTATGACATACAGGCGTAAAGATATTTAAACTTAATGCAGCGTTAAAATCAGCATCTAGCATATATTCGTACACATAATCACCAGTCGGTTCGCTTGCGTTTACGTCCTTTTTTAATAAACTATATGTATCAGCACCAATTGTTCCATCTAACCTCATAACTTGCGGAGAGTTAACCTCTCCACTTGTTATGTTTTTCACTATAAAAAATCTTTTTTCTGCCATTTTTTCTTTATTTATCTAGCTACAAAATCGCTAGCAGTTCCGTTAATTAAATTACCTGATATTACGCCTTTAGTACCTGTAACCGCTGGATATGTGTCTTCGCCTAGTGGTAAAAAATCCTCTATCTCTTCATAGAACGACATTAAGGTGACGTCTTGACCTCCGAAATATTCCGCAATCTGTTCCATTCCTAAATCACTTCCCGCGCCCTCCATAATAAAAGCGTTATTAATACCGCCGTACCAATTAGAACCTCTTGCCCCCATTTGACCAATCTCTAAATTTCCGCTTGGGTTGTTGTGGTTTGTTACATTAGTTTGATTAAGTGTCATTGTAAAAGTCTTAACCTCATCTAGATTAGGCGAGTAAATAGTGTACTTTAATTGTGTACCATTACATACAAACAGCACTTTACTACCTGGCTGGGGATATCTCCATGTATTAGACTGACCAACAGAATTACCATTAGCAAATGCATAAATCCCATAATTCGTTCCTCCTTTTCTCAATGTCAATTCATTACCTCCACGCTTCCACAATGTAGTGTAACTTGAATCGTTAATACTTGTAACACTTTCAATCTCAAAACCTAAAGCCCAAGTTTGAGTGTAATCTAATACATTTGCATTTACTCCTGTATCTAAATCAACATAATCATTAGTACCGTCTAAATCAATATAATGTGTATTTGAGTACCCTGCTGCTTCAACGTCTAAGGCTGCTATTTCTTCGTTGCTTATTGTTATAGTAGTGTCTGACCAAGCACCGCTTAAATAACGCCAAATAGTACCCGTATCAGTTCTGGCCACATAGTTGTAATCTATCGGATTTGCCAACGCTTCCATATTAGCCTGACTGCTTACATAACCTCTAAAATATCTACCTAAATCGGCAGCGATTAGGAATTGGCTTAATACCTCTAAATCTGTCACTCTTGATTCTAACGCGCCCAAATCTGTATGACTTACACAAGGTAAGTTAATATGTTGACCGTCATTAAAGTAGCCTATTGATTTTGCCGTAAATTCAAAACTACCAGCGGCATAATTTGTCGAAGTGCTTAACGAAGCTAAATAGATTTCTTCATCTGATTCTCTTAATCCAACCGTTGAGAAAGTATCTAAAGGAAGTTCCAGTTTTGGATAGTCTGGATATACGTTCGGTTCTGTTCCCCAATAGATAACAACGTTTTGATTTAGATAACCTGTTAAAATATTTGGGTCATTGTATACTACTCTTGAGCGATACCACGAAACGTCTTGACCGTCATTTTTTCGCTTGGTGTAGAAATTTAAAAACGGTGCTACTGTTTCACTTCGTACAAATATAACCGCATAACCACCCGTTAAAGTGCTGATAGTCATTGAACTGGTAATACTAAAATTATTAATATAGTACCAGTTAATCTTATTCGTTAAACTTGCCGAATTTCTAAAATACCAGCCTTCTATCCCGTCTGGGTCTTGCGTTCCTTTTTGACCGTCTGCGTAAATACTTTGGTCTAAATCTCCAATTAAGAAAGGCGTTTTAAATGATGAGCCTGCTCCGCTGCCTCCCGAAGCTGGGTTAAAATTTGTATTATTTTCGAGAAAAGAACGCAACGATTCTTCTGTGAATGGTGTTGTACCTGCTTGGTCATACCATTGTGTAGGGTCTTCAAATGTGTAAATAGTACGCTTACTAAAGGCATTAGAAATTAAGCCAGTATTATATGCGATTAATTCAAGATTGTTATTTTTTTCTCTAAATCTTGTACCTGTTTTACCGTAAGGTTTAGGCGTACCCCCCGAAACTACGACATAAATGTAGTTTCCTGTAACATAAAGTTTGTTCATTTTTCAGTGTTTTTAACACTAAACAATAACTCCCCAAATTAATAATCTAGTATAAAGATACAAAATATTGACAATCAAACGAATTTACTCTCTGATTTTGCAATTTTATCTTTAAAATAAACTGTCATTTTTGCATAAACAGAACCATTATACTCAATTGTAGGTGACTGTTCTTCATCTATAATAACAGGGAAATCGTAATAATCTTGTATGTGATTTGTTGCGTTATGGTCAGTTATTAATATTTGATTAGCAGTCAATAAATGGTTTTCGTCTAGGTGTCTAGTCATGCAACCAAGCAATTGATTTGTTCTAAGCTCATACGTTCTAAGTGCTTCAATTCTAATCTTTTCACGTTGCCTTGAAGTATAGATAAGATTCTCAGTTTGATAATTAGGCTGCATATATCCAAACTCACCCAAAAATCTAAGTGTTGTATAAAATCCGCTATCAGTATAATCAATGCCCTGTTTACGTACATAATCATCTAAAGAAACATACATTCGCGTAGTACGGTCAACGTTTATTTGCTCGTATCTTTTAAGCTCAAAAGAGCCGTAATAAAAATAACCGCTATTACCTGCTTTAGTCCAGTTAATTTTAACCTTATAACAACCACTATCTAATACGCCTGCCGTTTGATGTTGTCGCCAATCAATTACAAATCCTACTGCATCTGATTGATTAGGAAAGGTTATAGTTTCGCCTAAAGCCGTAGTTAAATTACCGTCGGCATCTTGAAGTTCTACCGTCATAGAATCAAATAAATAAGCTATCCCCGTCTTATCATTTTTCCAAGATGTAGAGTCTAAAACATCTGCAACCACTAATTGTGGCTTACTACAATTCTTTAACCCCTTATCTTCGCTAATTGCATCTTGTGGTAATGATATTAACGAAACTTCATTTTTATGTACGTTTCTAGCCATATTAAATTACTGTAATTTCTGCTGTTGTTATCCCGAATAATGTTGATATTTCACTTTTAGCAACTGCAATCACATGGTTTCGTAAAAATTCAACTATGTTCGCTGGTGTTGGAAGTGTAGCCGTTAGTATCGTACTCATATCTTCAACCTCTGTGCTTGCTTGTGTTGCGTCTGGAATCTTAAATACCCCGTTGTTAAAAGTTTGTAATTTGTATTCTGTTCCACTATCAGTGTATGTGTATTCGTATTTTGCAACAAACTCATTAATATTATTTCTGTTTCGTAACATATAATCATATATCGTCATTTCAACGACTGTACTTATAGTACCTCCCACCGCTGGCGAAGTGCTCATGTCGTGATGTGTTACTGGAATTGTTGTTTGTAAGGTTATCATAGTTATTATTTTATGCAATGATACCGCATCCACCTGCGGCAGCACTTAATTTATCTTCTAATTCTTGTACCCTTTCTTGCAGATTTGCAATAACGCTCATTAACGTTTCAAACTCATCTTGCGAACCGCATCCCCAACCGCCATTAGTTGCCGTCATTACATAATCTGGTGTTGTTGGCGTTGTATCACCTGTAATATCAGTTAACTGCGCTGTTAATGCGGTAGGCTGTATAACTGGAGTTGTGTTCCAAAATCCTATCTTTTGAGTTGTTGCCGTTCCAATCTTGCCACCTGTTGAAGCACCGAATTTAATGCTTTTGTTGTCGTATAAATACAATCCTTCTGGGTTTCCCCCACCGTTTAACTGAACTGTTGTTGTACCGCTTCCATTTCGTAAATTCCACAATACACCCCCTACACTTTCGCGAAGTTCACAAATTAATGTACCTGCATTATTATACCAGTATTCAATACCGCTATTCGCTTGACTTGAACGAACACGTAAAACACCATTAACGGGAGTGTTACCCTTTATTTCAGTGTATAAGGCATTTGTCTGTACTACTCCATCCCCTTGTATGTTTAAAAGCTTGTCAGATTCTGTTTCGTCGTAAACCGTTAAAGTGTCTGTTGATGTTGCTCCACCTAATACAATCTTACGTTCACCAGTACTATCTATTTCTTGGTCTGATGTTGCCAAATTATTACCACCTCCAGAAGGTATGCCAACTTTTAATTCCGCCCCCGTCATTTTACGCGTAACGTACCCCGTGCCAGTCCATACGGATACGTCGAATAAATCTTCGTCTGCAAAAGTACTCGCGCTTATCGCTGGGTAATCACTTATTTTTTCTCCCATTATTCAATGCTTTTAGGTTGTCCTATCTCTGTAAATTTAGTTACTCCGTTTTCAGTCCATTTATACATACTTTGAGTTGATGGAACGTAAGGCGTTACAATAGAGCCTATAAATTTATTCCCGTCCTCATCACATGTAAACTTCAAACCAAAATTCAAAAGTTGATACATAATAGCGTATCGTATAGCCTCGTCAGTTGTTAATGATGTAAGTCGGTTCAGTAATTGTGTTACTAATGTTGTCCCGTATGCGTTAATCTGTGTTGGTGAACGGTCTAAAAGTAGTTCTGTATCACCGTCAAGAATAGCCATAATACTATCTATTGTTGTATCAAAGTCGCTTTCACATGTATCAAATGTTTGGTACACATCGCGACAACAAGGCTCACCACTTGACCAACTAGAAATATACCCGTCAACTACAACTTCATTACCAAACGCCCACACTTCTACTTGTGTACCGTCCCCGTTAATATCAGCAGTACATGTAGGACAACAAATATTTGATTTTGTCGCGTTGTTTCCCCATGTCATTAACTGGTCTAGCGCGCCTAAATACTGACTTTCACTAGATGAGTAAGCCTCAATAAAATCAAAAACATAATCCCAAACACCAATACACTCTGGTGCTTTAGGTGATTCAATTCTACTTATTATGCTGTAATCCCCCGTATTTATAATATTCGTATCAATAATACATTCCAATCTAGCTGTATTTGGACTTGGGAAAGTTAACTCTGCCTTTGTTTGTCCTGTTTTTGGCTTTAATGGGCTATTTTGTGAAGTCCAATCCCACTCACTGCTAATGCGCTTGTTTGGTTCGGCTTCTCTAGGTCGTTCAGAAACCCACCCCCAAGTATCCATAGTGTCCCATGTTCCAGAGCTTAGTACATGGTCTGCTCGAACTATCATTTCTTGACCTGCAACTAAAGACGTTTGTACTGCTCCGGTATCATCTAAATAAACAATTGTACTTGTTACTGTTGGTTCGTCGTCGTAATCCTGTAAATCTACTTTGCTAGTGAAATAATATGATACATCATTCGTGTCAACTAAGGTATTATACACTCTTAAATTATATCCTGCCAATTCTAAATAACGTACCCATTCTGCATTCATTCCATTGTTAGGAATGTTCACATCAAAGAAATCTGTAAACGCATTATTTTGAGCTACCCAATACCTCCAGTTAGCTAATAATGACCATATTATTTGAACCTCGTATGTACTTGCCGTACTTGTACCAGTTAATTTTACTTCTAATTTGTTCCGTTCGTCAGCCTCTAAATATTGCGTAAAATTCTCTAAATAGTTTATGTTTTGCGTTCCATCTGGACTAACTACATACTGCGATAGATTAATAGATTTTGTAAGCAAGTCAAACGCCGCGCCATCGCTCAACCTTTCAACTTGTACATTTAGATTTAACGTCTTCCAACTATCCGACTTGTTTAAATCCAATGTTGATACGTACATAAAATCATCTTCTGTACAGCCATTATAAATTATTTCACCTGTTCCAGTGGTAATATTTTGTGCATGATTGTAAAATAGTGAGTTTGCTGGATATATTCCACCTATTACCTCTGCTTTATCTAGTGTACTTTGTCTTGCTATTATTGAAACAGCATTATTATTGTTTGTAGTTCCGCCAGATTCCTCAATATTTGCCGTTACACGATACAACCTTTCGTTTGGTTGCATATTCTCAACAACAGATGTTAAAACCGCGTTAGGTGATATAGTGAACACTATTTGAACACTATTAGAACTTGACACTACAGCGTGATTTGACGTTGTAAAATTAGCCCCATTTTTACCAAAGTTATTCGTTTCAACAACACTAACGCCGTCGAAATTAGCAAAGAATGAACATAAATAAATATTATCTGCGTTTCGTTCTGAGTTGTTTTTAACGGTCGAAATTGGTGGTATTAAATACACTTGTACTTCTGCCTTTTGAACTATTGGATTAGTCCCTGTAATATCAATAGTAACTATGGTATCTTGGTTGTAATCAATTTCATTTATAGTATTTCCAGAAGTATCAGAAAAATCTATAGTGCTAGTAAAATCGTTTACGCCTTGATTGTAATTTTCGTTGTACCATCCAACATTACCTTGAAAGTAATCATAAGAAATAGTTAGTGCGCTATTAGGGTTGTTCGTTTCTGGCAAACAATTAATCTCATAGAATGGTTTTAGACTTTCTAATCCAGCAAAATATGAAGGCTCATCGAAATCAGTATCTTCAAATTTATAAGGTATATCATATTCCAGCTCTATTGTATAAGCTCTATTAGAACTAACATCTGTATTTCTAGTTAATTCTGCGCTTAAATAACTACCGCCAGATTTATCACCTAATTGCTCCATTGGTAGTGTATCGTTAACCGCCATACTATCAACACTATTAACAATGAATCTATTTACCTCACCATCAAGAAGGCTGTTTTTTGAACCTTGTGAACTATTTAAAACTAAGTTATGGAATAATTCAACACTTTGCGGTGAAGTTCTCGTATTGTTTGTAATACCCATTACAGTATTTGCGGGGGCATTAGGAAATAGTTGTGATACTGCCGAAGCTCCTAACGAGTCGGCAACCGTCATAGTATCTGATTGTAAATCAGTAATTGTGGTAGTTAGGTTAATTATTATAGGCGTAGTGTTTATATACGCGCCCGTAATAGTTATACTATCTCCTATCGTATAACCTTGGTCTTCCCAATTTTCACCGAGTAACTTAATATCATACTCGCTTGTTATCTGTGTAGATAAATCAGATGTTGATTCAAAGTCAAAATCTACCGTAAAATCAATTGATTCGGTTACTATTTGACCCTCATTCGCTAGTAAAAAATCGTTACCAGTTGGATGATTTCTTGTTGAATAGTTTCTATTTGTTACAGTTATAGCCATTAACCTAGTTGTTTTAATCGTTCTTCCTGTAATCTTAGATTTTCCATAGCCTTAGAAAGCTCATCTTTATACGCTTCACTTACATTATGTTCGTCAACGTTAAAAGAATGCAGTACTGACTTTGCCGTATCTAAACATTTCTTTGCATGTTCAGCCGTTTTGCCATGGTGCTTTAATAGCGCAGCTATATCTTTATCAAATCCCATCGTTAATTACTATTGTTTGTTCATTAACGCTAGACACTTTTTTAGTGAAGTCAATCGTGGCTTGGTTTTGTTGTTCGTTCCAAACCATTCTTAATACCTCCACTAAATCCCCGTTCGATAAATTTACATAATTATTTGCAATAATATCAAATACATCATCAAGATTTACAGCTATCTGCATGGCTTCATATACTTCTTTCTGATTGTTTTCGATGTATCTATCATTGTGATAGTCAGATACAATAACATTTGCGCCAATGTAATTAGTTTGGTTTTGGTCTAATTTAGTACCATTCATCCAAAGCAATTTTGTAACCCCAAAATATTGTTCTGATATTTGCATAACATCTTTTCTTGCTTCTATTTGTGTTGCAATACTTCCGCCTGTGAACAAATCAAAGGCTTGTGCAATTACTTTTACTGCCTTTTCTAAAGCCGTTAAACTGCCCTTTCTCGTACCTCTAGCGAATGGTATATTTAAAGTGTCGTTACCTTTGATTAAATTATAACCGTTACCAATACTTGTTTGAACCTCACTAGACACCTCGTAAACCGAATAGGCTGTATCGTCAAACGTATTTATATCGTTCGGGTCAACTGCATAAGCGCATGTTAATCGCTTAAAAATCTCTTCATTGTTTAAAGTGTAACTGTCTGTTATTGCTTCTTGATTTATAAATGTGTCCGCTATTGCTTGACCTGCGTTATTTTCGTAGTAAGAGTGCCTTTCTATCGTTACAACGCCATTTACTGCCCTTGTTTTCGCATGGAATATACTTTCTAATGTAGATATTGACGAACCTAAAGACGGTATAACATCCCTTGCGCTAGGGTAGCCATTAGTGTAAGCCAAAGATAAAGGCGCAAATAGTTCTTTAAACATACTTGGGTCTTTCTCCCTTAGTGGTACGGGGCAGATTGTTAATCTATCTAAATCATCAAGTAAAGTACTTTGTAAAGTGTAGCCTAAATGTTGACACCCTTTTTCTATAAGTTTTTTGTATGTAATACCTTTAAACTGGCGTATTTTAGGAAAAATTATGTTTACAATCTCTTGAATTAGTTTAATTAAAGCTATAATTATCGCGATAGTGTACGCTATTCTAGCCGCCAACATAATAACCGCACCTATAATGTCTGGAAAGTTTGGCGCTGGTGGTACACCTGTAGGCGTAGCAGCCTTTGAAATATCCTTAATATTCTCCTGTATCTGTAAAATAGATTCTATTAAGGACTGTGTTAATGTGTACGTTGCAAGTGATAGGCTAATAAAATACGGTAATTGGTCAGCCTTTACTATAACATAATCAATATCAACAAAATCAGACTGTAAAAATGGTACTTGCGCGAATGATAACCCATCTGCATTATCGAAAAAGTTATCAATCCCCTGATACCTTTTAATCTTTACAGTACATGAGTTAGTTCGTTGGACGTAAGAATCGCTAAAATCAAGTAGATAGTTTATACTGTTGTTTGCGTTGTATTGAATTGTCAATGGCATCCCTACGTAATTACCGTAGTTACTTCTCCATTGTTTAATGCGTTTAAAGTCTTCACGTACGAATGTTAGTTCGTCAACGTCCAATTCCAACTCACGCACAAGTCTATCTGTAAAGTCGAACTTATACCCTATTTCTTCCTTGTTTACAGGATTACATTCTAAACCGTCTAATATGTATTTAATTGGCTCCATTAACTTCTATATCTGTTTTTAATCACGTCACCACCTACGCGAGTAGTTTTAGTAAACTCTGGTAACACCTTAGACAATCCAGCCCAATCCATTTCGTTAGTAGGTATGTTTTTAATTGCACTCTCAATCTTATCTAATTTAGCCCCCATAATTAAAAGGTCGTAACTATTTCCAGCGTTGTCGTTTTTAACTTGGCTTGTTTCTAGCCCCCCTAAGATACCTTTAGTTTTATTTGCTGTTATTACCTTATCACCTTGATTAAGATGCGTTAAACGTGCTCCGCCATCCGTACCAAGCTCTTTTATATTACCGTGTCTATCTGTAATAATCTCAGCCCCTCGTTCGTCAACTACCGCCATACCTTCGGGTGCATAATTTGTACCCGTTGCAAAGAATGGTATGTTTTTAAGGATTGATATTAACGCCTGTGTACTTGTAACAGTTTGCGTTAGTGCCTCTTGAGGTGTTTTTCCAGACTCTATAAGGCTTGAAAATGTCGCCAATCCACCACTTATAGCTTCAACACGTTGCTTTTGTTGTTCTAATCTTATCTGCTCTGCCTGTGCTTCGCGTTGTATTTCAATCTGTTCTGCAACCGATTGTTGTGCGTAAATGTTACCTTGTGCTGCAAGTTCTTCAAAATAATCTTGTCTGTCCTTTGCTGCTTCTTCTTCTCGTTTACTTTGTTCTATACGCGCATCTATTTGGTCGGTTAAAACTTGTGTTATTGCTTCTTGGAAAGACTTGTAAATGTTAAATAGTTCGTTATACTTTTCCTCTGTAGCTTCAACTTCTGATTTATCTGTAGACTCTTGGGCTTCATTAAGTTGATTAATTATTTCTATTCTTTTATCACGTAGATTTTCATCTAGTCTTAATAGTTCTCTATTCCTTCTGTCCCTAGCTAACTGTCTCTCTGAATTGTTTGTGGCATTCGCCATTTCTTCTTCAAAACGTATTTGTATTAGTTCCTCTTGCATTCTTCTTTCTTCTGCTAATATCTTATCAACCATTTCTCCACGTGCTATTCCTGTACGTTGCGTGAACTCTATTTCCTGTTGTATACGTTTATCATTGTCCTCAATATTAAACTCTAAAGCCTCTATTCTGTTCGTAGTTTCTGCTTCTCTAATTCGCTCGAAAACACTCTCAATATCTTCTAAAGCATCCTTGTATTCTTTTACACTTTTAGCAGCTTCATTGGTAGCTTTATTTTGTTCTTTTAAATCAATAGTACCATCTACTACTACTTGATTAACATTTGTTAACTCAGCTCTTAACAATTCTAGCTTTTTAGTATAAGCTTCATCTGCTTCAGCAGCATCAACAGCCGCTTGATACAGTTTATTGTACTCTATGAATGCGTTACCAGTTAAATCACCTAAAATACTATTTTGTTCCTTGTACTCAGCAGCCGCCTGACCTCTTTCTGCCCTCAAATCAGCACTTGCTTTTTTTAATTCAATCGTTCTGTTAATTTCATTTTGCAGTGTTTTTTGATACCTTTCGTTTACTGCTTGAATTTGTTTTGTTTGTTCAGTTTGTGAGGCTCCAGATAATCGTATCTGATTTATTTCATCGTCTCTTTTTTGCCTTATAATATCAAGGTTTTTAGATGTAGATTCTGCTGCTTTATCTCCTGCATTTTGCAAACGTCTAACAGCACTTTCAGCAGCACTTGCACCGCTTGCCACATTCCACAGCTCCATAGCAAAATCAGCCGCAAATGCTATTAATGCAGTCCAACCAATACCCTTTAAGGCACCACCTAAACCAGTTCCAGCCTTTGCACCTTCCTTTAAGTTTTTGGTCATCTGCTTAAGTGATACGTTCATTTTGCCGTTACCAGCGTTAAATATCTTTTGCGCTAAGTTTAAAGCAATTAATCTTGTCTTGTAAATAAGGAATATTTTAACTAATGTACCTATCGTACTTAATATAGTACTAAGGTTTTTACTTAAAAACTGGACAGCCTCTTTTAGTTTTTCGCTTGCGCCTGTTGAACCGTTTACACCTAGTATATAACCTTCCCAAGCACTCCTTAACTCAGCCAATGCACCACCCAATGTATCTCGTTGGGTTTTTGCCATGTTTGCAGCGGCATTTTCGTTATCTTCTATTTCCTTTGTTAAATCCGCAACCCCTTGTTGATTTTCAGCTAAAATAACTCCAAGAGTCGCTCCTCTAGTTCCAAACAATTTTAATGCTTCTCCACTTTTATCAGATGCGTTATTAATCTGCTCTAATGCTTGATTGAAAGTTAATCCAGCCTTTTGTGCGTTTAAGAACATATTACGTAAACCTGTACCTGCCGTGCTTGCGTCAATTCCCCTATCTGTAAGTGTACCGATTAATGCGGTCGTTTCTTCTATGCTGAAACCTGCATTTTTTGCTACTGGTGCAACTGATGCCATTGCAGTACTAAATTTTGACATGTCAAGCGAACTACTAGAGAATGACTTAGCCATTACATTAACAACGCGTTCGGTTTCTTTCGCGCTAAGACCGAACCCGTTCATAGTTGCCCCTGCTACACTTGCAGCCTCTGCTAGGTCGCTGCCAGTTGCCTCTGCTAAGTCTAATGTTGCTGGAGTCATATCTGTAATCTGCTGTTCTGTGAACCCTAGCTTTGCTAACTCTGTTTGTAGTTGTGATACTTCTGCTGCTGTGAATCGAGTTGTAGCTCCGAGTTCTTTCGCTTGGTCAGTTAGTCGTGACATTTCGTCAACATTAACACCTAATACAGAAGCTAAGTCTGCTTGCGCCTGTTCAAAGTCTTTAACTACTCCGAAAACATCCCGTGCAATCATTGCGCCACCGAAGGCAATACCTAAACTTCCTAGTGTTTGATTTAGCTTACCTAATGCACTACGATAATTCCCAACGTTTCTAAAGTTATCGCCTACGGTTTTATCCAGCTTTTTTAATTGCTTATCTCCTGCCTTTGCTGCCTTTGTGATTCGTCGATATTCTCGCTCTAGTTTTGCATACTCCTTTGTGTTGCGTTTTCCTTTTGCTTCTAGGCTTAACAATTCAGCCCCTAAACGCTTACTTTCGTTTTTGTAATCTCTGGTTTCCTTTACCAGTTTTTTGTACGCGTTGTTTTCATCTGCTAGTTGCTTTAATCTTCTAGCTTCAATCTTTTCTAATCGTTCCTTTTCCTTTATTTCAGCCTTGCGAATACGTTCCTTTTGCTGTTGTAGTTGTAGTGTAGCCTTCTCTGTACGTATCTTTTCTTGCAATAGCTTCTCACTATCACGCTCTGCCTTGTTGATTTTAGTTAACGTTTGTAGGTCTTTATTCTGTTCTTTGTTAACCTGCTTTAATACTTTAGCCGTTTCTTTTAGTTCTTCGTTGTAACTATTTTGAACTTTTAACGCCTTTTCAATTTCTTTACCGAGTTCTTCAAACGGTTTACCCTCGATTATATCACTCTTTTTTATGCGCTCTGCCATACTCGTCAACTAATGTTTTGTACTCAACTATTGTAATTACTTTTTTATCTAAACGATACCCTAGCCATTTACTTAAATAAACCAAAGTTTCGTCCATTGTTAACCCGTTTACGCTTAAACCTTCTAATTTAAGCAAATTCGCTTCATCAATTGCAATTTGATTTAATATCTTTTTATTACCATTGATAATGTACGAACATCTAAGGGCTATTAATTTCCTTTTCAATCGTATTATTTCACTAAAATCAACACCTAAACCAAACCTTTCTAAGTATTGATTGTATAATATTGACCATATTTCAATGTCGTTTTTTCTTGATACATGGTCTTTGTTTACAAATTTTATATTACCCTTCTCGCATTCCTGCCAATTATACAAAGGCATTTCATCAATTTGAGAATAGTAGTTTACGTAACTGCTTGAGATACGACTTGTAAACCATTTCTTTAAGTTTTTCAAAGCTTTCATCCGTTAACGCTATTATTTGTTCCCCATATTTATCGAATAAGTCTTCGTTTCCCTTATCCCCGTTTGCATTTATTTCGATGTACTGTGCTCCCACAACAAGCCAAAAAGAACGATAAAACTCGCCTGTATCAAACAACGTGTAAGGCGTGTTAAATACTTTTTTAGGGTTTATTAAGCTCGTAGTTAAAGAGTAGTATCCTATTACGTTGTTATCACCATCAACACCCTTACTTCTTAATTGTTCTTCCCTTACCAAGTCTAAAACGTACTTTCTATCTGCTGCCGTTTGAAACGTATTCAACCATGCTAGACTATCGTTAAATAGTTTAGCCTTTCGTAACAGTACATCTATCTTTGTGTTCCCTATTGCCATAACAAAAAAGGGAGAGCCTAAACCCTCCCCCTCCTTTTATTTGTCAGTATTACGCTTTTTTCTTCTTGGATTTACTTGATACCAAGCCTGTTCGACTACTGATTTATTGATGTGTTTTAATTTATCAACCGCCTCCTTTCTTGTGTTAGTAGTCAGAAACTCACGTGAGAAAGAATGACGACCGACAATTATACAGCTGTCCATGTTGCTTTCTTAGATTCGTAACCGCTAACGTTAGCCTCTGTTGCTGCTTCGTAAACCTTAATAGTTAACTCATCCGCTGCTGTTACACCAGTTGAATACGCTAAAGTATAATCACCGTCTACAGTTGAGCTTGCCGTTAATGAATCTGGAGTTACAACAGAATCAGTTGTTACGTTAAATACTTCAATATCAGCCAATGTAGCTCCCTCATATACTTTACGGTCATTTAAGTACCCGTAATCTAGTGTAGTTGAAAATTCCATTGTACCAGCTGCGATAGTTCCAACCGTAATATTTACGTCGATTAAACCTTCCATGTATAACGGGTTAAACTCGTCACCGAAAGCATCCGCTGCAATCATCCATTGGTTACCGTCAGTAGTTGTTAATCTGTAATCCATTTGGAATGTTGCTTTTGCTGATGTTGTTGCTGTTGCATCCATCCACATAGCATCGTAACTACCTTGGTTTACTGCTCTAGGGTAAAGATTATCACCGTCTTTATCTCCTTGAACATTACCGCAGTTGTCTACTAGATACACTCCGAATTCAACGCAAATATCCTGCAACTTACCAAACCATTGATTTGTTACACCCCACTTTTCAAAAGCCAATGTTTTAACACCGTTTTGAACCTTGAAACGCTCAGTGTTATCCGCTGTTTCGTAAATAGGGTCAGCTTCTGTATGTGTCACGTTTTTTAACGCGTGAATTGGGTACGCTCTTTTTGATGGGTCTGCATTGTTAACCATTGCTAACAAGTCAGCTCCTAATGTAGAAGAAGTACCGTCTAATTTATTTCTTGTTCCGTCGTCAGCCACCAAAGGCACTAAAAAGACAGAGTTAGTCACTCCGAAAGGTTTAAAGTTCGGGTAACCTGTGTTTCCAATCGCTCCGTTACATGAGCATAATGATGTTGCCATTTTAATTTATTTTTTATTTAACAATTATTACAGTTGCGCTTTAAAATAGTGGCTGTCAAACCTACTTCAATTGCGCTTAGAGAGCTGTCAGCAATCACTTGTGTAATTCCGTTTGCGTCTTCTTGTCCCCACATAGGGAAGTCACGCGTATTATAATTTTCTAATTCTTCAAATATTTCTTTTCGTCTTTCAATTGTAGATACAAATTCATCTACCAAAGAAAATAAAGGTTTAACGCTTTCTGTTTGTCTATATTGGTTTAGTTTCGTCCAGTCCGACCAATGTACAAACCACAGTTGAAGCGTGCTTAAACGCTCTATATTCGTGTCTTCTCCTTGAAAATCTTCGCTTGTTGGAGATACTAACCATATAAAAGGAAGTTTTCTTTTTAGTTGAATTCGTGATTGACCATCAGAGAAGTTGTTCCATTCAAGCGTTAATATCTTCAATGTACCATCAAAAAATAGCGGCGTACCAATCTTAACGGTACTGTTTAGCGTTAACGGGGAATTACCATCTAAATTAATACGCACACTATTATCATTAAGATACTCGCTCACCTCGTAGTTTACCCCGTCTACAATTATAAAGTTATACAACTTTAACCACCGCAAACAACAAAATGTTAAGTCTTGCGTAGTGGGTGTTGTATCGTCAATAGATTGTAGCTTCAGCTCTGTATCTAAGTAACTTAATATTTCATCCTGTACTATGTCGCGAATTAATCTCATATTAACCACGTTTTACCTCTATATTCTCCTTTAAAGTTTGGGTAATCAGTTCTATTTTCTACAATGTACTGTTGAATAGCTTGATAGGTGTTAATTCCTTGATTGTAGATATTGAAAACATTTGTTCTGTCGTCGTTTTCCAACTCGCCCCCACTTGGATTTATCGTTATATTTCCGCCTGCTGTTGGTGTTGGTAGGTCTTCACGCTGATAATGTGCGTAAATTAAACAGATTAACATCTTATCTACACCCTCAGAGATTAGAACTTGATTACAAAACCTTTCATCTATATCATCATATAACTGTATATCTTCCGCGAATGGGTCACGTAACTTGGTGTAAATAGGGTTAGAAGTCCCGATACCAGTTAAATATTCTTGGTACAATTCAGCCCCGAACAAATTATTAAAATAATAGTTTGAATAGTGGTCTATGTACTCCTGTAGTGTTACATCACCATTAAAAGGCTGTGGTATTTGATACCTACCTACAAAGCTATCTACTGTAACTGCCATTAATCTTTAACTTCTTCTGTTTTCTTTTTACGTGGCTTTGAAGCCTTTACTTCTTTAGCCCTTCCTTTTGCTATAATTGCGTTACCAACATTATCTGAAACTATTCTAATTTCACCTTTCTTAATGCCGTTCGCGCAATCTTCTGTAAATTCTATTTTCATAGTTATGTCTTTTACCACCAAATCCCCACAACTCGAAAGAAGTGGGGTGGTGTAGTATAGTTAATATTACGATGCTGTAATAGCTGCAATATCTGTTGCGAAGTCACCTTTAACAAACGCTGTTCTATCGTTATTCTTAACAAGAACAACCCCACGCCATTCAGCACGGATAGTACGCATGTTATTAGTAAAGTCGTTACCATCGTATCCAACCTCAACGCTCATTGCATCACGTGTTAGGAATTGTGCTTTAGTGAAGTCACCGATTAAGTAATCTCCCTCGTCAACTAATGTCGTAGGAATGATACGAACACCATCTAAAGACAACTCACCTGCTACCATTGCTAAACGCTCAACATAACGTTTATCTGTTGATGAAACTTTTTGCATCTTCAACGCTGTAACGTCTGATGGGTGCATTAAAATTGCGTTAGGTGTATCTTGTTCTGCAATCATGATTTGATTCATTGCCACACCTAATACATCAACGCTGTTAGGATTGTCTACTGCGTTAGGTTGACCAGTTGCAAAAGAACCAGGAGTGAAATTAGTCGCCACTGTGTAAACACCATTCAATGCAGTTGCAGTACCGTCACCATCATATGCAGCATCTTCAATAGATTTCAACAACTCTTGTGATAACTCAATACGGATTTGTGATTCGATAAAGTCAATATCTGTTAACATTTCATCCGACACCTTGATGTATGCAGTGTACTTTTTAACAGTTTCGTTTGCTACTACTAAATCAAAATCAATTTGATTCTTAGCCGCTCCTTCTGCCGTAAATCCTGCTGAACCATCTTGGTTAGCTTGATAAACCCAAGATACGACAGTACTAGAAGTTGTACCCTGCGACATTAAGTCCATTAAACGAATACGTCTTGATGGGATTCTGTTAAATCCTGACAATCTATCTTCAACTGGAACATTACCGCCTGATATATTGCCGCTACTAGTCATGTCACCAGCCACTTTAAATGCAAATACAGCATTTCTATCTTTGTTCTTTAACGCTTTAAGTTTTTCAACGTTATCTTTCAATCCTTTGCGAATTGACTCAGTAAATGACATTTTAGATACGTCACCTGCTTGCTCTGTCAATGCGTTAATTGATTCTTCCAATTTAGAAAATGCAGACTTTAACTCCGTATCATCATACTTTTCGATACCTTTAACCTCTTCTAATTGTTCTTTAATTGCGTTAACTTCTTCTCGGTTAACTAGATTTAAACCGTCCAATTTTTCTTGGAACTTAGATTCAATCTCTTTTATTACTTCTTGTGCTTCCATTTTTATTGTTTAAAAATTTATGTTTGAGCATACCTCTGACCAGTCAATTTTAGGAGTGTCTTCGGACGGCTCTTTTTGAGTGCTTTTAAGCGGCTCATTTGATACGGTCGGTGTAAGTATATTTGAACCCATAAGAACCGCAGATATTTCGATTAACTTAGCTTCGCTGACAGCCCAAAAATAACCAAGCTTTTCTACTTCTTCTTTGTTTCCTATGTCGTTTATATACTTATCGTATGTTTCTTTTTCTTCCTTATATTCTTCTTCGTCGGAGTTAACAGCTAAATCAATCTTTACGTACTGCATACCTACTGAGTGCTGGTCTATTTCTCCGTTTAAATACATGTCGAACACGCTTTTATTAAAGTCTTTTGATATGTTACTATCTGCCATTAATACAAGTGTTTGACCTTGCTTGTTTACGCCTAAATCAGTCCAGTTAACTAACTTTTCGTAAATATCTGTAAACCTTCCAACCTTTGCCGTTACTTTGTGTTCGTGGTCGTGAAGGTGAAATACATTCTTATTCTCTGTAAATGATTTCTTAAAGGTGTTCTTTACGTGTACGTCACCGTGAGAGTCTAACCAATTGTAAGTATTACCGATAATTGTGCGTTTAATTACGCCACTAGATATGTCGTCTTGGTAGTTAGTTTGAATAGCTTTAGACACTGTTTCAACGCCAGTAATTACAGAATCACAACTTTTTAAAGATGCCTTTTTCATCTTAATAATATCTGACTTATTATCTTTCAGATACTTATACAATTCTGCTTTAGTTTCAAATGTTGGTATCATTTCGTAATAATTTTACCGCCTTTCAACTTGTTCTGTTTCTCCTTTTTGAGCTTATCAATTTGCTCTTTGGTTAGTTTCTTGTCATTCATATTGACGATATTTTAACCAAAAATAAAAATAATTTATATAAATTTGAATATTATCAAAAAAAATTATAATGAGATACTTTGGAATCATTGATGCAGTTAACCGTTTATTTGGTTATAACAGTGCAACACAAAACAACTATTACACTTTTCAACAAGTAGGCGACACAGTGCCAGAATGGATAGATACCACTAATAAGTTTATTCTTTACGACCAAATACCAGAACTTCAAGCGGTTATAAATAGATATTCTAACATGGTAGCGTCAGCACAACCAGTGATAAAAGATTCCGAAGGCGCTATAATTGAATCTAACAACCATTTTATTTTTAACTTATTAGAACGACCAAATGCTATGCAGTCATGGAAAGACTTTATTTACTTTCTTGCTGTTAACGATTGCATTACTAATAACTACCTTGCACTAAAGAATAAAGGTACTTTCGAAACATACAGTATTACACCTATTGCATACAATAATGTTAAGATTGTTCCTACTGGCAAGAGTTATAAGCAGATTTCTGTTAATGGTATAATTGATTCGTTCAAAGTGCCATTAAATAACATGAATAGTTTTGAAACATTTAAACCGAATGAAGTTATTTACGTAGCTCGTCCAGATGGTATCAACTTATTCAATACTAATTCAAGACTTGATGCACTTAAATACCCATTGTCAAATATTGCTAAGACTTACGAAAAGCGTAATGTACTTTTAAAGAATCTGTTTGCACTGGGTATTTTATCTATGGATAATAACGATGGTATTTCGTCACTTCCAATTGATGACAAGGAAAAGCAAGAAATGCAGAAAGATTTAATGCGTAGAAACAAAGGAAAGGTAATTATAACAGACAAGAAAGCTAAGTGGGATGCTATGTCATTCCCCACAAAAGACCTTATGTTGTTTGAAGAAATGACAGCAGACAAAGCAGCCATTATTGATGCGTACGGGTTAAACGTTAATATGTTCGCGCCAATCGACAACAAAGGGCAAACGTTTAGTAACGTTGAAATGGGAGAAAAACAAGCGTACAGAAGTACAATTATACCAGATACTACAGCGATGTATGCCGAGATAGGTAGACAATTAGACCTAGATAAAGAAGGAATGTATTTATGCCCTGACTTTAGCGGTGTTGATGTGCTTGCAAAAGACAAGAAAGAAGAAGCTGAAACAATGAACATTAACGCTAATACGATTCAGACTCTTAGGGAAAACGGTATATTACTAAATGAAGAGCAACAAAACGCACTACTTGGTCTATAATTGTAATCCTAACGTATAAAAAGTCTTAAATTTTACGGGGGTAGTAGCCCATAAACATTGATTTTTATTATTGTATTCCTATTTGTTGAATATTTTACCGTAAAACCCTCGCGCCATTGCTGACAATCCAGCTAACGCGTCTATTTGGTCGTCTGGTGTTCCTACCTTCTTATTAATTGCTTCGTCTTTATCGTACGAACAAATGAAGTTAATAAACTTTTGATACTCTTCGCTACGTTCCTCTTCAACTAAAAAGTAAAAGTAATCTTGTATAAATGGTGCTTCCATTAATATACGGGTGTGTTTCTTAGTTGTTTGGCTAATCAATAACACCTTACCCCCCTTGTATTCATCCCTTAAAGTACGCCCAAACATTGCCCCCATGTTATTAGCCTCACATCTAATGTATGCTGGTTTCGTTTTGTGCGACAATGCAGAACACCTCGGAAGTGTTACGCTTGTGTTGCTTTGGTCGTTTATTACATTTGTAACAAATATACCATCCTCTGTTACGTACCCTATTACGTACGCTGTGTAGTCGTTTCCTTCATCTGCCACATCAATATAACCAATACACCTACTTTCATCGTTTAAACGCTCTCTTTTGAATGTGTTTAAGTCTGTTAATAAAGCCCCTTCTGTGTGGCTCTTCCATGCTCCTATAACTTTATGTTTGTAGTATAGTGGTTTGTCTTTCTTTGCCTTGGTTATAATGTCTAAGAACCCCTTTTCAAGATTATCTATGTTATCAAGATAGGTGGTATGTATGTGGCAAACGTCAGGGTGAGTGCTTATAGGTATTTTAATACCATCTATTTCAACTATTTTATGAGTTGCTGCAATCCATCTTTTGTATGCGAAATGATTCGTATTAGATGGGTTCATGATAAAAATCACCTTATTATCGGCTTTCTTATTACGTACTGATAAATCTATTGTGTCGAATGTGTCCTCATCCGTGAATTCCTCCCCCTCTTCAACGATAAAGTGTGTTATACCTTCTAATGATTTTAAATTTGCTGTTTGGTCACCGCTTGATGTCTTAACCCCTCTAAATAGTATCTCGTTACCAGTTACTAAGTTCTTTACATCTGTAGCGGTTGATTTGAAGTGATTTTGTAGCCCTAGTAATTCTATCTTTTCGTTAAACTCTGGTATTATAGAGTCTTTCGCGCTCTTCATTGTAAACCTCGTTACTAAGGCTTTGAAGTGTTCATTAAATGATTGTTCAGCTTGATTTACAGATACAGTAAACGATTTGGACGAACCACGACCGCCAGTTATTAGAATGTATCGTTTATCGGTAGTCCATAGTGGTTTATATTTTTCACTTATTATTAGATTTTTCATCCCCGTTAAATAATATCATAGGTCTAACCGTATTGCCGTCTTCATCAGTGAATACAACTTTGTCTGGTGCTTTGCCTAAAAGGTGTTCGCTTACGAACTTCATACCCTCTTTTGTTTCAATAAATCTCTTTAGGTGTTCATCTATTGCTTCCTCGTCCGTTTCGACTCCATAGATAAGCTTAATTGCTCGTAGTATTTGTGTACGTGCTTTTAATTCTTCCGCTTTTGTTTTACGCCCTGCGTTTTTATTTCCTCCATTATTTTTTCGTCCATCCATAATCAAATAAAAATCATTAATGAATATTGAATCAAAAAAATTAGATACCCCCTATTAATAGTGCTGCTGATGCTACTGCTAAACAGATACTTCCTATTGCTAGGTATGCAAAGAATGCTAGGTTTTTACTAATTCTTTCTAGTTCGTCTTTTTGCTTTTGTTCCATCATTTAAAATATTAATGTGTACATCAAATATAAGAATAATATTGTTAGTACTCTTATTGTGGAGTTTTGGCGGTGTAGTTTACCTCTTTCGTCGAATGCCCAACTATCGAAAGAAGGTGTGTATTTCGTTCTAAGTAGGCATATCATCTTATCAGTAATGTAGATGGTAAATAATAGCCATGTGTATAATGCTCCTATAATAGATTGTATTGCTTTCATAATTGTTTAGTTTGTTTCGTTCTCGATAAATATTACGCCATTATTTTTACTTAACGATTCTCGTACTAATACTTGCTGTCTTGTTTTATAGTATGATATTACATCGTTTGATGCTACAGCTAATCCTTCTGTTACGCGGACAATATTAAACGCTGTTATAAAGTCGTATCTGTATCTGTTCATGCATTCTTTTATTATATCTTCGTAGGTTATTCCTTTAGCGGTTACTATTGTCTTGAATTTGTTCATAATCTTTTCGTTTTAATCTTTTAAGCAAATATACAAATAATTATAAATATAAAAAAAGGGGGCTATGTCGTGCCCCCTCTCTACTCTAATAAACAAAAACCATTTTAGCCACTTGTCAATCGTGCTTACCTAAATTACTTTTGTATTTATGAAAATTTAACCGCTTTAAATATATTACTTTTTCGTCAAAGTTCAAATTTTAGTTCTTCTTTCGTTAGTGCGTAGTATAAGTTTTGTACTTCGTGGACGTAGTAGTATATTCTACTACAACTTAATGTGTAAACTTCTGAATCACAATTCAATTGACTATATATTAAAACCTTTCTATCAAATTTTTCTAACTCCCAATGATAATCGTCCGAATCAATATTATCTTTTTCAAACCCCATCTTTAACAACCATTCTTCTGTTAGTGGTATTGGTTCGTAATCCTTCCAGTTGTTATCAACCTCTATACAATCAACCGTTACAAATTCTTCGGTTTCGTAACTTTCATAAAAAGGTTCTCTTACCAAATTACCTATTCTCAGTTCTTCTGCTTTCATTTCTTTAATTGTTTTAATTTATCTTGATAGTATTTTAGTTTTTTGTTTAGTTCGTGCCTATCCCATTTAAACGATGTTTTCTTATATTCTCTTGCTTTTTCGTCAAGTTCTAATAGTTCGGTTTCAGTTATTCGCTCCGTTATCCTCAATCTGTATTCTTGGTTGTTACCGTCTAAGAATAGGTTGCATCGTTCACACTGTCCAAAGATGTTGTTTTCTTCGTACTTCAAGTTACTGTAATCGCTGGCTTTATAAAAGTGTCCTGCTTGGTGGTTATCTTTCCATTTAGTGCCACATGATATACACGGTTTACCCTTGTCGCGTAGTCTTATGTAATTATGGCAAGTTATTCGTAGATGTGTTTTTAAGGCTTGTAACGAGTTCTTAGATTTCTTTTGCTCTCTTAGTTCGTTTAATGCCTTTTCATTCTTTTTACGCTCTGTTTTGGCGTATTTAATAGCACAACCGTAACTGCACGTCATTTGAACCGAGTTGTATTGCGGCTCGAACTTCTTTTTACATACTTTACAGGTTCTAGGCATTTACTTCTGTATTATTGTTTCCCTTTCTTTTCGTCAATATCGACAAACTAAACCGTTTAATGGTACTTTATTTGCGATAATGTACACTAAAAGTGTATTTAGCAGGTAGTTGTAGGTAATAAGCCTACTTAACTTCCTCACATTTTACAACCTTTTTCACTTCTCCAATAGTATCTCCTATTTCGTTATCGTGAAGAAATAAGT